TGTGTCAGTATTGAAGCCATGTATGCACAAAATGAATACGTACAAAAAGGTTATGAGAACGTATTAAATTCACAGATAGTTGAAGATATAGCAAAAACATATCTTCATACTGATAAACAAATAATTACGGAACAAACCAAAGGACCACAAATATTACCTGTAAGTAATTTAAGTCCATATAAAGCAATTAATCTTGTAAAATCAAGATCCATATCAGTTGAAAATCAATCATCATCTTATGTATTTTTTGAAACTAGAAATGGGGATAATCAAATATTCAAATTTGTTACAATTGAAAATTTATTTGCTACAAGCCCGGTTAAAAGTTTTGTACAATCTAGTGCTATAAATGTTAATGTACTAAGTCCCGATCTGGATAGAAATATATTATCATATCAAGTACCTACAGCATTATCATCACTTGATCGAGTAACTTATGGTGGCCCAAGAAGGATAGCAACATTTAATTTTACCACTTGTGAATATAATATTATAGATGTTCCAACAAATGATACTAAATTCAAAGACGGTGGTACCGGGTCAGATGTTTCAGGGGCATTTTCTAACAGATACTTAAAACCAAGAATACCACCACAATCATTTATACCCATCGATAATTCACAAAGACCTGTAACCAATATTCCTGAAGGCACTCCTAATTTAGAAGCATATATAGCATTACTATTACAAAATGCATTAAAGATAAGAGTACCAGGAGATTTTGTATTAACACCAGGTTCTACTATTAATTGTACTTTCCCAAATAATTCAGCTACAACTGGTACTGTTACGGAAGATCCATTATTATCCGGTAAATTTCTTATTTCAAGAATTCATCATAAAATAGGTCTTGTCGCAGAAAAACCTAGATATACGTGTATTGTAGAATGTCTAAAAGGTCGCTATCGAGAGGGTTAAATTATGGTTGAGAGAAATCTTGGTCAAAATATGATATATTGGATTGGTGAAGTTGTCGATGTAAATGATCCTCATCAATCTGGAAGAGTTAAAATTAGAGTATATGGTCGACACGATGATAGAACCAATATACTTGATTCCGCTTTACCATGGGCACAAGTAACACAATCTGTAACTTCAGCTGCTATCGGTAGAATAGGATCCGCGCCTGTTGGATTGGTGGTTGGTTCTCGTGTTGTAGGATTCTGGGCCGACGGTAATGATCTTCAATATCCATTAGTCATAGGATCAATTGGCAAAGCAGGTGATCCTATAGACCATGAAATTCTTAATGGTGCACCAAGAATTAATACAAATACTGGTAGTATTCCTCAATCTTCCCAAGGCAATCCTAATAACCCATATTCTTCATTAAATGATAATAGAGTTTCAATTTCAAATATTGATTCTGGTACCGCAAGTATTTCTTCTGTAAACAGTAGCCAAGGTGCTAATGTTACAACCGCTGTTCAAAGAAATATGGCAAATGCAGGATTACCAACAACAGCTTCTGCTAGTAAAGATAATACCAGCGATGTTTTAGACATTAAAAAAGCGGTTGACCCACTCGGAACATTATCATCATTACCATGTTTAAATAATAGTCTTATTTCCGTTAATTCGATATTTAATTTTCTTGGCAATACTGTCCAAGGAATTGTTTCAGGTATTGTTAGAACCGCGGTTGGGGCTATCCGTAATGCTATTTTATCGTTTGCTAATAAAATAGGTTTATTCAAATTGATGGGGATGCTAAATAAAGCTGTCTCTGGTGTAAAAGCAATACAAGATCTTATTAAAGCATTAAATATTAGTGTCTGTGGTGTCAATCCTATTAATCAGGGATTATTTAAAGCCGCAGATTTTACTATGGCATCTGTAATTGGTGGATTAAATAATATTGTCGGTACAATTACCGGTGGTCTTAATAATGTAATTAACTTGACAACAGGTGCTGTTACTGCAGCAGGTAATGCCGTTTCAGGTGCGGCAAATTTAGGAATTAAAACACTACTAAATTCTGTACCTACCATTCCTATAGCCGCAGTAGCTACCGCAACATCATCAAGACCTGCTTCAGCTAGTATTTTACAAACACCACCTGATAATTATATTCAGCAATATTATACCGTTGAAAATGATCCACATCCCGGGTATATTGAATGGAATGATCCAGCCACTGGTTTATCTGTTTATACTTTAAGAAACGGTCAACCTAATTATGCAAACGCACAAGAACATACTTCTTTTGCAACACAAAATCATTTCACAAGTGTAATCGGCAATACATTATTAAGTGGTGGATCTCTTACATTTAATACATTATCACAAGCTGTATCCAGTAGTCTTAATTTTACACAGACATTTGGTTTATCAAGAATTCTTGGTGCAGGATTTGGTGGAGCTAATAAAATTGCAACCGTTGCCGCTCTTATCCCAACAATTGCTTCGGGTCTACAATCAATATTTCAAACAAATATCAAAAAAGCAAGATTGGTATCTTCACAAGTATCATCAGATGTTGATGAATTTGCTGAAGCACAAGCTGTAGCAGCCAGACAAGATCAAAATTTAAATGCAGGTCTTGCTGGTCGACCAGCTCAAGGAAGTAGTGAAAATAATACCGCACCTGCTGAAACTCCTGCAGCAACAAATTCTGCTCCTGCTGCTCAAGCACAATCTGTTTATGCCTCGGAATATGATAGATTAGCAACTCAATATCAACTTGCCGGGGCAAGAGAAGGTGTATATAGCAGAACAAGCGGTGATGTTGAAAATTACATGCGTGAAAATTATCCTGATATATATGCAGCGGAACGAGCAAGACGTGTTTTTGAGCAAAATAATATAACAAGAGCTGAACTTGGATTACCTCCTTTAACAAGACCCGGTGGTTAAATTGAAAAATATTTTAAATTATAGGATAAATTATGTCGGATACAAATAACCGTCGTCACCCTCCATCTACTTTCGAAGCCGAATATCCGTATAATCAAGCAACGATTACACGTAGTGGTCATGAAATTCATATTAATGATACCCCAGGCAAGGAAAGTTTACGAATTTCACACACCAAAGGATCTTATGTAGAGATTGATAAAGATGGAAGAACTGTAGTTAACTCTGTCGGTAAATCATATTATTATATGTGCGATGGTTTTTCGACTACAGTTGATGGTCATTATGATTTAAAAGTAAAAGGTGTAATGAATGTCAATGTAGACGGTTCCGTAAGCGAAGAAACTGCAGGCAATAGATATACAGCAGCTGGTGGTAATTTTGTTTTGGGAGCCGGTGGCAATTTAATAGAAAAAGTAGTTGGTGATAGGACTGATTTAGTCGGCGGTAAACATACATCAACAATCAAAGGTAATGAATTTAAGGATATAACTGGTAAATCCGTAACAAGAATTGGAGATACAAAAACCGAAATAATATCTGGGAATTGGTTTGTAACTTCCAATGGTGATATTGAGATTGTCAGTGATGGTAGTATAAGATTCCAATGTAAAAATTTCATTATTGATGCGGAATCAATTACGTTTACAACGGCTGGAGATACAAAACCATCTTCTGGTGATGTCACTATCAACTCTAAAGGCCAAGTTAATTCAACATCTGTTGGTAAAACTATTGTTACCGCAAGTAAGATTATTCTAAATGGATAATAAATTATGACAATAAACACCTCTGATATAATTAAGGATGTCGGTTGTCCAGACACTCTTTTACCGAAGCCAGGCGATCTTGCTATAGCATTAAAAAAGATGGCTTCATTGCCAGCAATATTGACCGTAATTGGTTATAAAGAAATAGCAGATCAAATTAGAATCACATTAAAGTCAATTGATGATTTACTTGGTAATTTTCCTATTTCAGTAACAAAACCTGTTTTTGGTGCTTTATCAATGCCCGAATATGAATGGGAAATTAAAGCTAGAGCTATTGTATATGAGTTTAAACTTTATGTTCTAGCAAAATGTTTGGAAATTATTGGATCAATTATCAATGGATTAGTTACAATCCCTGTACCATTTCTTGGTAATGTAAATATTCTGCAATTATTTACAGACGCCGAATATAGAGCGGAAGTGAAATCAAGAATAACAAAAAATCTAAATGGTGCTCTTGCAGTAGTTGGTAGACTTGGGAAATCATTTAGTGGTGAATTCGGTCTTGAAGCCCCAGAAATGCAAGTACAAGAAATTTGGTCTTGGTTTGTGATGGAAATGACAAACATTGCTACCGGCATATTACACGCGGCGTTCAATACATTAATCGGAATGTTTAATTCAATTTGGAGATCTCTTGGTTTGCCTTCACTTGTGGCCCTGGTTACTTTAGATATTGAAACAATTATTGAAGATGCAATTGCATCTGTTTCAAAACTTTTACCAATTGAACAATATTACAAAATGATAATTGCTACTTTAAAGTCAATAAATATTTTTGGATTTACACTTTTGGATTTATTAGGTGGTGCATATGAGGATGTGACGGAATCTGCTGAACTTACAATAAATAGATTGATCTCTGCTGCCAAAGATTTTGTTGTTAAGTGGCCACTATACTTAATAGAGAATTGGATGAAACTTGTAAAAGAGTTTTTCAATCGAATTGGTCTCGGTGCACTATTGACGTATATACCATTTACATTTTGTAGTTTTCTTCAATTAATTGGCTTTCCTTTATCGTTTGCTGGATTAATACCAGCTACATTACCTGTAACTCAAGAACAAATAACACCA